ACAGACAACGGCGACCCAATCCGCAGATTGCGCCGAGCCATCCACTTAACCCAAGACTTGCAACGCCAATACTTTGATTCGTTTCAGATTCAATTTCAGCCAGGCGTGGGACTAAACACAGGCCAAGGCGATAACCCGCAAGCCATGTTGCGCTGGTCTAATGATGGCGGTTCAACGTGGTCAAACGAGCATTGGGTAAGCATTGGCAAGATTGGCAATTATGTAAACCGTGCTTTATGGCGGCGGTTGGGTTGGGCACGAGATAGGATTTTTGAAGTTGTTGTTAGTGACCCCGTGAAAACTGTTATTGTTTCTGCTGAATTGAAAATGAACGCAGGGGATAACTGATGGCAACCGCAGTTCCAAACAGCAACATCAATATCCCTTATTCGGCGTTTCTTGACCCAACCACGGGCAGGCCAAGCGTTCCTTGGTTGCAATGGTTGATGAATCCCAACATCATCACGCTGAATGTGGCAAACACCAACATTACGGGCGGTTCAATTGCAAACGTCACGATTACCAACAGCATAATAAACAGTTCTACAATTGGCTTAACAACGCCTGCGGCGGGTAAATTCACCGATTTCACAGCCTTAAACGGGGTCAAAGGGGGCACGTTTTGAACGATTTAGACTTGCCCAATTATGTTTCACGGGAACAAGTGGAACGCCTCCAAGCGCAAATGGCGGTCATGCCACAAGCGGAATTGGTAACAGAACACCAGTTTAGCGTTGGTATGTATATGCGGAAGCTGTACCGCCCTGCTGGAACGTTGATTGTGGGCAAAGTTCATAAAGAGCCCCACTTCTTTTTATGCGCTAAAGGCGAGATAATTGCGTGGACAGAAAACGGGATGAAGCGCCTCCAAGCGGGGGATGTTGTGGAATCAAAGGCAGGAACAAAACGGGTGACACTGGCTGTGACTGATGCTATTGGCATCACAATTCACAGAACTGATAAAACCGATCTTGATGAAATTGAGGCTGAATTGATAGAGCCTGATACGACAGCGCTTTTTGATGCTAACAATGACATTAAAAAGTTAACAGGGGAATAATATGACTTGGGTTGCAGTTGCAATTGGCGGTAGCGCATTATTGGGCTACATGGGTTCAAAAGAACAAGCTGGCGCTGCCGAAAGCGCTTCCAACTTGCAATATCAAGCTACAAATGAAGCCGCTAAACAACAGCGGGAAATGTTTGATATTCTCAATGCCCAACAAGCCCCATACCGTGCGGCTGGTGGCGGTGCGCTGACAAGAATTAGCGAAATGATGCCGCAATTAACGCAAGTACCCGAGGGCTACAAGCCATTCACTGCCGCTGACCTTAAAACCAACCTTGCACCCAATTATGAATTCATGTTGGGTCAAGGTTTGGGGGCAACCCGACAAGCCTTAAACGTAGGCGGTGGCGGTTCTAATGTGGAACGTGGTGGGGTTAAGTTTGCACAAGATTACGCAAGCAATGCCTATCAAAACGCCCTTGACAACTACATGAGGCAAGAAGCCCAAAAGTTTAATCAACAGCAAACAGGGCTTGGCAACGTTTACAACCGATTGGCTGGTATTGCTGGCATCGGACAGACTGCCACGGGACAAACGGCAAACCTTGGACAAAGCACTGCGGCTAATATTGGTCAGTTGGGTATTGGTGGCGCATCAGCCCTTGGCGCTGGTCAGATTGGCGCAGCAAATGCTATGGCGGGGGGCTATCAAGGAATTGGCAATGCCGCAACCTTGGCATCATTGTTAAGGCCGCAGCAAGCGATGATGCCGCAAGGTTATGGCACACAAGTTCCAATCCCTTACACATCAAACATTGGGTAAGGATAAAACATGGCAACTTTTAATGTTCCAACAATAGGCACAGAAATCAAGCCTGTGCCACAGAGTTCACTTGCCGATATGCTTGGCGTTGCAAGAGGGGCGCAAGCCTATCAGCAAGCCCAACAAGTCAATCCTTTGTTGTTGCAACAGCAGCAACAGGCTACCCGCACGGGTCAAATTGCTTTAAGCGTTGAAGAGCAAAAAGACATTGAGCGCCGCAATATGCAAACAGTTGTTGCAGACCCTAGTCTGTATATGACTGATGGAAAATATGACCCAAGCAAAGCGGCAGCGATTGCCACTAAAGTTGCCCCATTAACTGGCTTGTCTTACCTAAAAGATATGGCTGGTTCATTTGGCGCACAAGAAACTTTTCAAACTGGTGCTATTGGTACAAAAACCGCTGAAATGGATTTTGCCAATAAGCAAGTTTTGTCTATTGCAAATCGTTTAACGGGTTTAATTAACAATCCATTAATCATTGCATCAGAACAAAATCCCAATGAAGTAGACAAAAATGCTTTAACAGCAAGAGTTAACAAGTATGCCCAAGAACAAGCGGTGGCGTTAGGCATTCCAAAGGAAAAAGCTGAACTATTAATTGCACCATATCTTGAACAAGTTACAACCAATCCAGCGGGTTTTCGTCAATTCTTGAAAGACAAATTATTGTCAACCCTTGACCAAGGTTCACGATTGACCGCTATGCAACCAAGTGGAACGCCAGTATCAACTGGGGCGCAAGTTGGCATGGTTCAAACTGGTCAATTTGGCCCTCAACCGCAAGGCACAACTTTGCCTGGCACTGTGTTTGATGTGCAAGTTCCACCGACCCAACCAGTTGTTACAGCGACAGGACAAACACAATTGGTTGGCCCAATGTCGCAGCGTGGCAATCAACCTATGGTGACCAATCTTGGCCCAGCACAAACAAGTTTGCTTAGCGCTGGTGGATTATCAATATCCGAGGATTTGACAAAAACCGTCAACGAAGCAAAAGATGCCCCGCAGCGTGTTGCGATATTTCAAAACATCAAAAAGTTTGCACCCGATTCTTTTACTGGCGTTGGCGGTCAACGCAAAGAATTGGCGGCAGGCATTCTCAACGCAATTGGTATTTCTGCATTTGAAGCAGAAAAAGTCAGCACAGAAGAATTGGCTAAAAATTCTGCATTGTTGGCGTTGGCTGGTGGTAATACCGATGCGGCACGGGCATTAGCAGAGGTTGCTACACCAAACAAGAAATTAAACGAAAAAGCAATTCTTGCAATTGCCGATCAAATGATTGGTATTGAAAACATGAAGTTAGCAAGACAAAACTTTTTGTTGCCTGTGCAAAATGACGCTGCTTTGTACAATCAAAAAATGCAACAATTTAATTCTGTTGCTGATCCAAGATTGTTTCAAGAAATGTCTAAAGAAGATGTTCAAAAGCTGTTTAACTCTATGTCGCCAGCGGCTAGAACTGAAATGACCAATAAAGTCAGAGCAGCGAAATCACTTGGGATTATTAAATAATGTCAACATTAGCTGAACTTTGGGAAACCGTTACACCTACGCAACCAAGCGTTAAAGAAGCGCCTACCCGAATTGCGCCTAATGTGCAGGCGCAGCGTGACCAAGGTGCATTGGCTATTTTGCAAAACGAATTAAAAGCCTCGCAAGATAGGTTTGCATCTGCCACTGACCCACAAGCAAAAGCACGACATCAAGCCGACATTGCTGGTTTGCAACGTGAAATTGGGCGCATGAGCAAGACCGCAGCGCCAGCAACCAGTGCGCCGCAAGCTACACCATCGGTAACCCCTGCGCCAGCCGCCCCTGCCGCTGATAGCACAAATTTTGCTGACATTTGGCAATCCATGACAGCAGAGCCAAGCAAAACCGCAGAAAAAAGCGTTGCAAGCACACAAGAAAGCAAGGTTGCCCCAAGTCAACAGCCCGTTAGTAATGTGCGTCAAATTGTTGGCAAAGTATTGCAAAAAGGTCTTGAGGCCAAACAAGCATTGCCAGGCTTTTTAGCATCTACGGCTGACGTTATAGCTAGTGCGCCATCTGCATTGGCTGGTGTTGTTGGGTATGGCGCTGGAAGATTATTTGGCGGCACGCCCGAAGAAGCAAGCGCATCATCACAAAAAGTTGCTAGTGCTATTGCCCAACCAGTTGGTCGCATAACTGGTTTAGCAGAAACGCCTGCATATAAGGAATCTTTGCCTACCGTAGTTATGGATTACATAGGCAAAAATATTGGTGAAGGCGCAGAATCAATTGCTAAAAAATTTGGTGTAAATAAACTTGATGTTGAAAATGCTATCAATGCTGGATTAATGACCGCTGGCGCTGTTGCGCCCAAAGCCATAGGAATGGCAAAAAAAACGGCAAAAGAAATAGAAATTGTGCGCCCCAACCAAGCGCCAACACCAACACCGCAAAGCGGTATGGTAAGCGCTGGCGCTGCTGTTGTACCTGATGCCACAACAATCAAGCAAGCATTGTCGGTGGCTACGCCCGAATTGCAACAAGCATTGTCAAGCATTCCACCCGAAAAAGTTAACATTCCAACTTTGCAAAGGCACATTGAAGCTGATAGTTTGCCTGTGCCAGTTCGATTGACTGAAGGTCAAGCCACGGGTGATATTGTTAAATTGTCCCGTGAGCAAAATCGCCGAGGGCAAGACCCATCATTAGCCCAAAGGTTTAATGAACAAAATGGTCAGTTAGTTGAAAATCTTGGAATGATTCGGGAAAAAGCCGCCCCTGATGTTTATGGTTCTAAGACCATTGAAAACAGCCAAGGCATCATTGAAGCATATAAATCAATGGATGCGGCAAAGACTACCGACATAAGCAAAGCATACAAAGCATTGGAAGATGCTAACGGTGGGCAATTTCCTGTTGATGGCAAAGCATTGGCAAATAATGCCGAGGCCATGCTAGGTAAAAAACTTAAAACAGAGTTTTTGCCGCCATCAATAAAATCCCAACTTGAACGTTTTAAGACTGAGCCTATGACGTTTGAGCAGTTTGAAGCTATGCGGACTAATCTTGCCGCAGAGATTCGCAAAGCCGAGCGAACTGGCGATGGGAATGCCGCACAAGCATCAAGTATTGTTCGCCAAGCATTAGAAGATTTACCAATGCAGGGTAGTGCTGCCGCCGCCCTCAAGCCTTTGGCAGACAGCGCTAGATCACTTGCTAAACAGCGTTTTGATATGTTGAAAAAAGACCCCGCCTATAAAGCGGCGGTGGATGATATTGTGCCTGCGGATAAATTTATTGATAAGTTTGTTATCAATGGCGTTAATAAAAATATCAACACAATGGTGCAAAACTTAGGCAAAGATTCACCAGCCCATCAACACATGGCGGCAGGAACGGTTAATTGGTTAAAAGACAAAGCAGGCATCATTGATGAAACAGGCAACTTTTCACAAGCTGGATACAACAAGGCTTTGAAAAAACTTGATGACGTTAAAAATTTACAAGAAATCTTTAACCCCGAAGCTGCAAGCCAATTAAAAACTTTGGGCAATGTGGCTAGGTATACCCAAGCCCAACCCCGTGGGGCGTTTGTTAATAATTCCAACACATTGGTTGGCGCAATGGCAGAGAAAGCGGCTGGTTTAACTAAGGCTGGTGTTGAAAAAGGGTTGAACGTTGCTGTGCCTGGCTTGCAACTTGGCACTACCGTTATGGAAATGAGAGCAAGACGAGCCGCCGAAGCTGAAACCCGCAAAGCATTAGAAACGGGTGCAGGCACAAAACAAACAGGCAAAAACAAAATTCAAGACTTGGGGAAATGATGGCAACACCCGAAATTGACTTAGTTAAATATGGCGTTCTTTGGCAAAAAGTCCAAGACTACGAGCGCCGATTTGATGACATGGATAAAAAAATGGATAAGATGGAAAACCAGCTTGAACATTTAATAGCCCTTGCCAATCAAGGTCGTGGTGGCTTTTGGGCTGGCATGGCGTTGGTCTCTGCGCTATCAAGTGTCATTGGGTATGTATCCCACTGGGTAGGCAAATCAAATTGATCCATTTACCGCCGCCCTTGCTGCAATAGCTGCAATAAAGCAGGGAGTAGCCCTGTATAAAGACATAAAGCAAACGGGCGGTGAACTGCATAAAATCACCAAAGAAATATCGGGCTTTATAGGCCAATTCTTTGAAGCGCACGAAGAAGTAAAAAAAGAAGCGGAAGAACAAAAGCGCAACCCGCCAAAGGCAAAATCCTTAAAATCGCAAGCCTTAGAAAATGTTTTCAATCAAATTGAGTTAGAGCGCCAAGCGGTTGAATTGCGTGAATTCCTTATCTATCATGTTGACCCTGCTTTGGGTGCGGTGTGGACAAGGTTTGAAGAAGAATATGCAAGATTGCGCGAAGAAGAGGAACAAGCTAGGCTAGAGCAAGAAGCCAAAGACAGGAAGGCGTTATGGCAACGAAAGCAAATGCTAAACAACCTCCAAGACAAAGCGCTAATAATCGGGGCGGTAATGATAGTTACTATATACCTCCACCTCCTATTCCTCGCCCTGCGGCAAATGAGGATAGCCAAATGGGGTTTGTAATAGCACTAATTAGCATGACTGCTGTTTTTGCGTTAATCCTGCCTGTCATTGCATTCATGTATATTGACATTCTTGAAGCCAAAAAGGAAACTAAGCGCCAGCAGGAACAAGTGCAGCGCCTAATAAATCAGATTAAAAAGGAAAAAGAGCAATGAGCGAGGAAAAAATTCAAGCAATGGAAAGCAAAGGCGCTTTGGTTGAAAAAATTACGTTTGCTTTGTTGCCCTTATTGTTTTCGTGTGTGGTTTATCTTATGTCAGCGCTGTCTAATCTTTCACATGAGGTGACTATTCTTAACAGCAAAATCAGTTTGGTGGTGACCTCTGACAATAAACAAGCCAGCAACACAGGCGCAGAATTGGCAAGGGAAAAACTGCGGCAAGATCTAGAAAAAGAAATTCAAAAAAACAGGGATGACATTCAAATCAATCGTTTGCACATTGCCATATTAGAAGATAGAGCAGGCATGAAATCTACATTTAAAAAGGAAGATAAATGATTCCGATAGTTGCCTCCCTTTTGGGAACACTTGCCGAAAACGGTTTGGGGCTGCTATCAAGCGCCATCCAAGCCAAAGGCAAACAAGTTGTTGAAAACACTTTGGGCGTGAAAATCCCTGACGCACCAACCCCCGAAGATGTTAGCAAGCTGCGCCAACTGCAATTTGAACATGAAGAGCGTTTGCTTGAGTTGGGCATTGAAAAAGCCAAAATGGAATTGGCAGAACTTCAACTATTTGCCGATGCCGCCAAGAACGAAGATAACAACGTCACAGACCGCTGGCAATCGGATATGAACAGCGACAGTTGGCTGTCAAAGAACATTCGCCCCATGAGCCTTATAGCCATCTTCTTTGGCTACTTCCTGTTTGCCATGATGAGCGCCTTTGGTTTGAATGCCAACGAATCCTATGTTCAATTGCTTGGTCAATGGGGGATGCTAATAATGGGCGCTTACTTTGGCGGCAGGACTATTGAAAAATTAGCAGAAATGAAAGGCAAAAAATGAGCCTTAATCAAGAACAAGCCGCATTCCTGTTGGATATGTGCAAGCTGATTCAGTACGCTACCGATCAAGGGTTTGTGGTGACAGGCGGTGAACTGGCTAGAACGCCCGAACAACAAGCCATTTACTTCAAAACAGGTCGGTCAAAGACCATGAACAGCATTCACTTGAAGCGCTGCGCTATTGATTTAAACTTTTTCAAAGATGGCAAGATTATTTGGGACAAAGAAATTATTGCGCCATTAGGTGCGTATTGGGAAAGCCTGTACCCAAAAAACAGGTGGGGTGGCAATTTCAAAAGCCTTGTTGATTGCCCCCACTTTGAGCGCAACGTTTAATCTACATTTTCAAGGAACGCTAGTAATAACGCAATTATCACTAGCGTACCCACCCCAATAACTGCGCCAATCGACAAAGCAAATATTGTTGCAATCATAAAATCCCCTGTTGTTTTTCCCATCGTTTGCAAATTTGGTTGACCGTTTTTGTTTTGCGCTTTTTGCACATATTGCTGATTGACTGCATTTTGGCTTTGGCTTGAAGCTGCGATGGCGTTAA